ACCACCTTGATGGTCGCCGTGAAGGATTTGATGCTGGCCATGGCCGTCAGTAGCGTGGTACGCTCTGCTGCAGTCAGCGTCAATGTACGATCGGCGGTTCCTGTTGTCCATGTTCGCGCCGCCAGCGCCAGATACTCTGTGCTGCCGTTGCAGATGGATACATAGTAGCTGTAGGACGCATCGTACACCGTGACATTCGGTTTGAATGTCACCGTTGCTGCGTCTGCTGTGATCGTCGGGCAGCTGTTGATGATAGCGCCGCCCAGCGTCTTTGCAGATACTGCGCTCGATGCACCATACACTTGGTTGCTTTTCTTTCGCGCTCTGACCTTGACCGAATATGTGGTGTTTGGTGATAGCGAAGTAAGCGTAATGTTGGCGCTGGTGCCTGCAGTCGTAGAAAACTGCGTCCAGTTGGTACCACCATTGGTGCTGTACTGCCAGATATCCGCTGTTGCAGAGGATGTGCCGCTGATCTTGAAGCCGTTTGCCGTAATGTTACTTACGGAACAGGAAACTGTCGGCGCTGTTCGGTCAATGGCATCCAAATCGATGGTGGTGGATGCGGTGATCCAGCTGATGGATGTACCGCTGTAGGTACCACTGAATCGCCACGATGCCGAAAGCGCCACACCTGTTTTGGTGCCGTTGCTGTTATGAGCTACGCGCACGGTGTATGTTTTCAATAGCGTCAGATCGTAGTCTGCCGAGCGATCGTTGATCGCTGCTGCCGTGTATGTTTCAGACACGCCGTTGATGGATACCGTCGAATCCGATCGTGAGCCAACATTCAGCGTGTAGTATTTGAGGTATACATTCAGCGTTACATCGGAATAGTTGCCGGTGACGCTCTGTGTTGCCGACCAAGTGCAGTAGAGGCCGAAGTTATTAACTGGATAATTTTGAAATGATCCCGATAGTGCCATGCCTTACCTCCTTAGTCCAGAATGACAATGTTCAGTCCTTCGGATGCCGTGGGCATCGGGACGAACTTTGTTTTGCCTACCGTGAGTTCACCGTCCACGGTGGTTTTCTTGGTTTTGGTTTCGTCTTTGTTCAGAGTGAAGATGACTTCGTCGTTGTAATAGCCGCTGAACTCCGTATTGCTGATAACCGTCCGCTGCTGCGAGTCTGCATTGGAAACCTCGATACCTCTGCGGTCGATCTTGACCTCTGTGGTGTAAATCTCATTGGGAGCGGGTGTCCATTTATGAATGGTGCCGCCTTCCACCATCATGATGTCCGAGATGTACAGACTGGCCAGACGGTTGTATGCGTAAATGGTGATGGTGCTGTCCTGCACATCGGGAATGACCGCACTGAACTCCGTCCAGCCGAATGTGCTGGTCGTTCTAAACAAGTCCACGGTCTTATTGCCGTTGTACTGGACATAAAAATAGGAGCTGTAGCTGGCACCAGTCTTTTTCGCCCTCAATGAAATGGCGTAAGATGTGCCTGTTACTGCTCCTGTGATTACCTGCTTCAGCGTGGATGTGTCACCCAACACGAAACAGGAATCTGATGTGGTATTGTTCTGAACATCAGTGCTGCTGTCCGTCGCCACCGTTCCTGTCGTTACCCAGTCATCGGTAATGCCGTTCAGTCCTGCCGAGTTTTTGATGTAGTTGATACCGCCTGCGAATTGCTCCTGCACCGTGACGGATAGTCCGTCAACCGTATGCTCCAGTTCGGAGATCTGCGCCTGCATCTCCAGTACTTTTTCCTGCTCACCGCTGACGGATCCTTCCAGCTTTTCCACTGTCTCTGTCATGGTGGAAACATAGCTGTTCAGTCCGTCAACGCTGCTCTGGAACTCACCGAAGCGGGTTGTATGGGTGGAGACGGTCTCGCGCAGGTCTTCCAGATTGTTCTGAACGACCCACCCTTGACCGTCCCACACCATTGTCTCTGGAGGCACGGTTGCGGTGTTCACCCAAAGCTGTCCGTAATACGGATTTTCGGGTGGTGTTTCCGAAGTCACCACATCGCAGATGTTGGTAATGGTGAATTGTGCAACCGCTCTCATGAGATCACCGCCTTACAGAGTGACTACGCACATGAAGGTTGCCTTCGTATCAACATCTGTGTTGGACACGGAAAGCGTCTTGCCGGTCTTGCTGCCGCTGGTACCCCAGCTGGTATCGATCGCACCATCCTTGTTATATTTCGTCCAAGTGTAGGTGCCTTTGCCTTCGCTATCGATCTCTGCGCCTGCTTGATAGCAAACTGCGGTCAGCACGGTGCTGCCTTGGCCGTTTTTGAACACATCGCCGCCTGTGGAAGTGATCACCACTTGGATGGGGTCGCTGTTATCGATAAAGGTGGCAACATCGGTAAAGGTGCTGTTATAGGTGCTGGATGTGCTGTCGCTGTCGGTCGCCACGCACTTGAACACCGCGTAGCTGTCTACCGCTGCAGCAAACACCGTAATGGTTGCCGTGGTTGTACCGGTGTACATACCAGTGCTGTCGGAGAGCTTGCGCCAACCAGTGCCGAATGCGGCATCGTAGCCAGAGGATGTGGTGCTGGTGACGCTGCTGTCCATGATCGCCCATTTGTAAGTGACATTGGTGGTGTCCACAGTGCTGCCGCGCCACAGTTCTGCCTTTGCAGTCAGACTGGCTACCTCTGTGTTTTTGAACACATTGCCGCTGGGCGTGGTGACGAGCAGGTCGGTAATGCCGGAGCCATTGACCACGCGACTGAAGGAAATGGTCAGCGGGTGGGTAATGGAAAGACCGGTGGATGCGTCCTTATAAGTGATTACGCAGCGGTAGTCGATACCGGGGAGGCCTGCCATCGTATTACCCTTGATAGTAAGGATGTGACTTTTGGTACCGCTGAGTGCGTAATTACCCGAACTGGTGATTGCTGTGGTGCTGCTGCCGATGTACCACTTGACCGAGGTCACACTTGCGGATGTGATCTGATCGGTGGTGGTGCCGATGACATACAAGCTGGGAGTCAGCACGAGATTGGTGCTGCTCCAGTCGGGCGTGTATGTGCCATTGTCGGGGTTATACATCTGCGTTTTCGCCAGACTGGAACCGATATAGCCAGTCAGCGTTAACGCGTCGTTATAGTCAATAATCGTAAATTGACCCTGTGCTTTACTCATGTTTTATGCTCCTTTTCTCAGCCGAGAAGGCTGGTTCTGGTGGTTGTATCAATCAAATCGCAGAAGAATGTGGCGCGGACATGCACATCCTCTGAAGTGATTTCAATGGATTTGCTGCCGCCGAAATGGTCTGCATTCCACACCGCGTCCGCTTCGGTGTCTTCAGATACGCGCGTCCATATAAACTGGTTATCGTCCAGCGTGTCGGTGATGTTCTCATCCCACGAGTATACCGTAGCGTATAGCGTGGTTGAGATGTATCCGTTTTTGAAGATGTTGCCGTTGCTGCTGGAAATGACCAGTCGGTACATCTTCTGCTGCTCGATCTCCGTGATGCGATCGCTCTGCTCCTGCACCGATTCCGTGGTGGCATAGGCGCGAAGCACGACTTCACCAGTTTCCAAGTCCCAGTACGATGAGCCGTCCTGCGACTGCAGCACACCTGCCTTGATGATGTTGGCTACCAATGTGCCGCTGGTGATAAAGTCTGCGACGATCTGACCGTCTGCGGTGATCGCGGTTTCGTAGGGTCCGTTATAGCCGTTATGGGAGAAACCCAGACCACCAACATTCCAGCGCCAGACATTGACCGCCTCTGCAATGGACGGTGCGTCCAGTATCAGCAGTTCGTATGGCTGTCCTGCGTCGGTCGTGTTGATAACCACATAGCCACCTGTCTGGCCTGTGATTATTCCTGTCGCTTCTGCGATGGCCGTATTCATCAGTGCTGGGAATCGATCCACCTTTGCCGCTGCCTGCTCGGCGGCATCCTGCGCCGACGAAACATTTTGCAACAGATTGGCTTTTGCACTGCCCAACTCAATCGAAATATACTTTTCGGCTAGTGTGTCATATCTGGTGGCGATGACTTTGGCTTTTGCGGTGATTCCCAGCACCGAATGACGAACGGTTACTGTGTCGCAGAGGGACACGCGCTCCAGCACCGCAGCATATTCTGGCTGCTTCCACAGCGGTTCAAATGCGACGGTGATGCTTGGCTTGCCTATGCCGAGCGGGTTTGCTTCCACATAGTTATTTGCCTTTGCTCGAAGCGCTTCTTCGGTGACGGTTTCTTCCATATCGAAGTATTCCGAGAAATCCTTGATATAGGTTTTGCGCTGCACCAGTGTGGTTTCCACTACGGGTATCAGCACTTCTGCCAGCGTGATCACGGTCTCGGTGCCGTCATCTGCAGTGCTGACCGCGTATGGAAGCAAGTCCGTGTACACATCCGTGTTATCGTTGTCATGCTCCATGTCGGTGAGGTTTTTACCGTACTCAATGACCACGCCTGTTTGGGTGCCGCGCCCTTGATGATGAATGACATGGAAGTTATCCCCTTCATATTCGCCGCCCCACAAATCGAGGAACGATCCTGCCGCACCGCCGAGGCATGCGCGGACACTCTGCGGCTTCGATACCGCAAAGGGCTTTGCTGCCGAGTAGTCCGTCTGGCATGTGAATCCATGGGGCGTGGCCGTATTGGCGAATACGCGCTCCATCGCAAGTGACGGGGATATAGATTCCTCCGACCACCGCAATGCCGCGATGTTCGAAAGGTCATAGGACAGATGCTGCGCGTATACCGTTACCATACCGTCGATGGGTGTGCTGATGCGGTAAATGCGAAACATCTGATCCTTGGCTGTGTCATTCGGCTTTGCCTTGACCAGCCTTTCGGTTGCCAATTCCTTGTACAGCGCACCGTTTGTTGGGTATTTGAATTCGCACTCAAACGCGCCATTTCTTTCTTCGGTGACTTCACAGGAAATGCAATCCTTCAGTACACCTATACCGAAGGTCTTGAAGTTGGTGGCATTCGCTTTGAAAAGTACAGGTATCATATCGAACACCACCTCGGAGTAACCGATATTCCTTGTATGCCGCCGGTGAATGAGAATGTGTTCTCTCCGGGGTACAGGATCGGAAAGCCGTTTCCTCCGACGGTGTCATTCTTCGGTTCGGTGTTTTTGTAACAGTTCATCTGCTCGGAGTCGATTTCCACGAATTCGTCTATGTCCGTGAATTCCCATGTAGCGTTGCTGTTCTCCGACTGAATGGTCAGTGTGCCTGCGCCGCTGCCAACTATACGAGTGATGGGCTGGCTGGGGAAGGGGTACGGGTTTGTTAGATTTCGACAATTTCCGACAAGCTGGCTTTTTGTTCATGCTGCCGCGTATCGGAAGGGTTTGCATGAAAAACTGATTGTGAAGATGCCGATGCGGTTCATCTCATCTTCGATGTCGAGCTTACCCGCGTATACTGCTGCGCGGGTAAACTCTGTATCGTAGGTATCGGAAAGTTCGTGGTAGCTGTCGAGTCCAGAGTACAGCCAGC